GCTGATTTGCAGAATATGATCAGTCAGTTGTCGTTCGAAGAGCAAGTCAAATTGCTCGCTGACACTGCTCAGACCATGCGTGGTAACACAACCAATGTGCCGCCCGCTGGTGTTTTACCGCCTGACAAAGATGTGGTTGCTCTCCGTCGTGAAGCAATACAACGTTGGGCGTCAGTCTCGCGTCGTCAGCAGCCTCCTGCTGGCCCTGCAGATGATGGCACGATCAAAGTGATTGAGCTTGACGACCCTGATCGTCACGATGCGTATTTTCAATCGGTGGCCGCGCTACGAGCCGGACGGCCAACGCCGCAAGCCCAGGCTCGTGGGATAGACTCGACGACTGTTGAGGCTCCGTCCGCGATTGCTAATTCTCTACTCGAGGCCCCAGGACCTGGCGGCTCGTTTCAGAAGAGTTGGACGCATACTACTTTTGATCTGCAATCTGTCGCTTCTGACTGCTTGCGCATTGGCAACACGCCAGTGTTTGAAATTCCTTTGGGTTTTCCAGCGTTACCCTGTGTCGTGTCCCCTGACGCGCAAGAAAACGTTTCGCACGTCATGTTGCTTCCCAAGCGCATGAATTTGTTTGTCTCTGTTGCTCTCAGCATTCAGCACGACAACGGTGATTGGTTGAGATATCCAAATCTCAATGGCAACTTCCCCAATTACTATCCTGATCCGACTGTTGAAGGTGCTGGATTGTACCGCCCCAACGTCAACTGGATCTTTCCCACTCAGGATGGTTTTGCCGCTCCAGCCCAAATCACTGCTGCGTCACAGGCAGCTCGAACGCCTGGCTGCGGACAACTAATTGCACTGAGCATGCGACGCGTGTATTTCAACGCGTCCGGCCAGTATCTTGGCTTTGGCCAGATATTCCAGCAACAGATCATTGAAGTCTCTTTTGACATTCCTGGTCAGTGCAATTTTCAATTCTTTCAGGATACCACGCCTGAAGGACTCTTTGAGCAGAGTGGGTTTGCCACTGCGGACAGTGTTGGCATTGCGTTCGTCATTGATCGCACTGCTCAGTACTCGTTCTGGAACTCGATTGACGACGGTTCCGGCAATTCAATTGCTAAAGACTGGTATGTTGGCAAGACTGTCACCATCCGGCTTTCTGGCGATTGGGCTATGACACCAACAGATGCTGTTGCCCTCACAAGCATCGAAAGTGGATTC